TCTAGCCTCCTGCATAGCATACCCAGCTCGGCTATGTTGTGAGCGGTGCTGTCCGAGATGGGGGTTTCGCTCATTTACACTCCCTCGCTTTGAGCATTGCGTCGGCTAGTTGATAGGTGGCTTTGGAAATAGCATTAACATCCCAAGACTCGTATACTTTCCACGCTACTGGCAACGCCGCCGCCGCGAAGTAGTCACGCAGGGTCATGCCATCGTTGTGCTGTACTCCGACTGGTGTTGGAAACGCTGGCCCGTCGTTGATTGGTTTGCTCACGGTTTGTCCTCCTTGGCTTGGTTCCATTGCTTCAGAGCATCAGACTGTTCTTGAGTTAAATCAGATGTGTACTCTGGGCAGAAATTCCAGAGTAGATTGTTTCCCGCCTCCTCCAACCGCTTGATGCGCTCATTGGCTGCGTTTAGTTCGCGTTCAATGGTGCGAGCGAAGTCCTTAACATCATCAACGGTTGTATCATCGTATTCCAAACCAGCATCCGTCCTCGGTGTATCGCTCATCGGGGAACCTCCTCCACCATCTCGTAGGTGAGTCTGAAGATGTCGGGCTTGCACGGATAGTGCTCACCCTTCACTCCGGTGATGATGTAGTCGCCGGGTGAAACAATATGACCACCCTCAAGCGTTTGAATCCATCCGTTCAATGAGTCTGGTGAAATGGTTTCTACCATAGGATGATCGCCATGCCTCATCCATTGAGTCGCTTCAATGACGACTGGTTTCTTGCGGTACTTCACGGCTTGGCCTCCTTGGCTTTGTTCCAGTTCTCAATCTCCATGTGCCACCCCATAAAGGCGGCAGCAGCGCATAGTACATCCCCCGCTTCCTCCAGCCGCCTGATGCGTTGTTGTGCGGCGTTGAGTTCGCGTTCGACGTCGCAACCGACACGGTAAACGTCTCCAGTCATATGCTCCATTGCAGCCATCTGGGCTGCTTTCATGCGCGGTGTATCGCTCACGGCTTGGCCTCCCCTCTGGCTTTGTTCCACAGATCAACGTCGTATCCAAAGCCCAGTTCGTGGGCCATCAAGTCACCTCCTGTTTCAAGCGCGGCAACGTAGTCGTATAGCTTTGAGATGCGCTGGTTTGCCGTGTTAAGTTCGCGTTCTAGCTGGCGAGCAAAATCGGCATCGCAAACCCGATACTTAGAATCATGCGGAAGGAATGCTTCGACATCCGTCCTCGGGGTGTCGCTCATTTGACTCCCTCCGCAATCAGAGCGTGCTCCAACAGAAGCACCGCATCTGCCGTCTTTAGAGTGATGTGGAGTGAAGGCTGCCGTTGCTGCGCCAGGCCCTTTAGATGGCCCTTCCAGCGCGTTCCATGCGTCTTGCTGGTGCCTGCACCCAAAGTGCGCTGCCACCGCTGTGGTGTCACCTCGATGCACCTGGTGTTCATGGAAGCAATGAGGCCATGCAGAAAGCCGACATTGCGACCGAATTGGAACATGGCGCTACCCGGCGCTCCCTTGCCGCCGATGTAGCCGCCGACCTTCTCGATGTAGCAGATATCCGACTGGGACAGGAAGTTGACCAGGACATCTCGGATGTCCCTGTCGGTCGTCGGCATGGGCTCCAGGGTGACCCGGTTGCCGGCGAAGTGTGCCAGGCCGCCGGACATCCCGGGGTCAATGGCCAAGATCCGCTTCACTTAGCAGCCTTTCTTAGCCAGGCCTGAATCGCATGGTCAGCAACTGCCTGGATCTTGAGGCCGTTGGCAAGGCAGTAGGCTCGCAGTTTTTGGTGGGTGGTTGGTGTCACGTTGATGGTCTTTGGTTTTGTCATTTAAGATTGCGTTGAACTTTCAGCCAGTAAGCCACCGTCGCCGGCTTACGGTCGCCAGTCGGGCCCCCATTCCATCTCCTGGCTAATTGCTCGGTGGTGGCGCCGCGGCCGTAGTGGGTCAGGTAGGCCTGGCAGACTGCTCGGGCCTGCACCCGGTTGGTCATGTCCTGGTGCCGGTAATGGCTGCCGGTAATCCGGTTGACGTCCAGGACAACCGAGCGGTGAATCTGGAGGCATCCAATAGCTCGGCCTTGGTCACCGATGGCCAGGTCGTTGTTGCTGCTTTCTACGATCATCAGGGCTGAGATTAAGCTGTTGAGGTTCATTGCTGTGCATTGCTGTGGTGTTGCTGTGGTTTGCGCGTTGGCCAGTCGCGCCCCTGGGGGTGGTATTGGCCCCACCCGGGGCTAAAGTAATCAGCGGAACCATTCCAGAGACCAGCCCTCAGAGTTTGCTTCCTGTTCTGGCGTAAGAAGAACTGCAATGACGTTGTCCCAAGTTGCTCGGATAAACGCGATCTCGGGAGCGTTGAAATGCGTGGTCGGCTCTGTGCTGCCGAACGAAATACCATCCCAGTACAATCCAGTGATGGCGCTTTTGGCGAAGAATTTGGAGGTGTTGCTCATGTTTTGCTTTGGTTTGCTGTTTTTGTTGCCTTCGACGTGATCAAGATGGGCGATTCCACGGCTTCCGTCTACAGAGAAAACTGTTTTTCTGTAGATTTGAGAGAAAACCCAATGTTTGCAGGGGTCAAACAGGGGTCAAATTCCCTTAAGATCAACGAAGCTCAGGGTCATGTATTCCTGAGCGTTGGCCGTTGCGTCGAAGTAGGAGATGACCTTCTGCGTCTCTCGTTGCGAGTAGCTCCGGTAGTCTTTGACTCGGGTCGCAACCACCGCAGGGAACTCGGTCGGCTGCCCGTTCTCGGTCTGCCAGTTGCCCGACGTGAAGCCGAACTTCCGGCACCAGGTCTGGATGTTCTGTGGCGGCACAAAAAAATACTCGGTCGAAAAGCTGTCCTCGCCTCGGAAGCATTGGACGCCGTAGCCGCTCAGAAGATCGTAGCCAGCCTGGTCGAGATACCAGGCATCCAGGTCGAAGTCGGGCTCGTAGCCGGTGCCAAAGAATCCAGGCAGGCCCGGGGCGAAGTTCTGCGTGCACAAGCACGGCGACTGCGTCCAAGAATCGAGGCGCCATTGCAGCAGGTTCCACAACCAGGCGCTCTTCGGGATCTTGTGGAAGAATGGGCCGCAGCCTGGTCCGCCGTTTAAAAGGTTACGGGCGACATAGGGTATCGCGAAAATGTAGGTGTTACCTTCCCAGTCAAACTTGATGGACGTCAGATAATCAGCGTTTGCATTGACCGGCGAAGCCATTGAAAGCGGAAGTGTCGAAGCAAACCGGGCATTTCGTCGATCTCTGAACACGTCGTCGATAGCCACCTGAACCACGGTGACAAATGAGGAATTAGGTCCGTCGGGTTTGACGGCGAACTTCGGGGTTTTGTTTGGACTACCCAGGATCCGAACGGAGGCATCCACACCGTTTGGACCGCCCCATTTGTTGACCCAGAAGTCGGCCTCGTAGCCACCGTTTGATTGATAGTCAGGGTCGCCATAGGTGGCTCGCATTAGCTCGTTGTCGTAGTTGCCTGAGCTGAATCCCCAAGGCCCTCCTGGTGGGATGTAGGCCGCATTGATGGCCCCTTGAAAGATTGTCGACGAGGTTGGAATCGAGTCCCCGATCTTGGTGGGGAACATATTCTGCCACGGTATCCCAGGAGATGTTGCTCCTGAATTTCTCGATGGAGCGATGAGGACCGTGTCGGTTTTTGATTCGAAATAGAAGTTGGTCCATGCACCGACGCCATATCCCGCGTTGCGGCTTTTGACGTAAAGCTGTGTAGACGTGGCGTAGGCTTCGAAATCAATCAGCAGATTACCGTCGATGCCTATCGGGCTTCCTACGCTACAGGCCAGCCCCTGGGGCGTAAGCCTGAGTAGGCCGACCCGATCCTCGGTGATGTCGTGGACGTCGTCGTAGTTGGCAAGGAATCCAGCTTCAACAGCCAGCTTTCGGCGCACATCCAGCGCCTTGTCAAAGATCGTTGCCTCATTGCCGGCAGACCAGAATGAGCTCGTGCCGCTGGATGGAGGGTAGACCGTCGAAATTGTTATCGGTGTCGTGCTAATCTCCCAGACTGGACTCTCTCCGTTGTTGAAGATGTTGCAGTCGATGGGTGTGATTTGGAAGTAACCGCGGCGGCTGGTGAGGGTGATGCTGGTCGGGTTTTGGACGACAGT